CATTCTTCTTTGGACCACAACGACAGTGCAATACCGAAACGCATCGCCCCGTTGCGAATAAAGTCGGACACTAACTCTTTCAACAAGTCTTGTTTGTTGTGTGGTGCGCTACCGATAGCCAGCCTGGTGTGGCCGAGCAACGTCATCGCCCCAGCCATGTGTGCCATGCCGTTCTCAACACGGTACGAAGGCAAACCGTCGTCGTCAATCTTCAACGGCTTCCATTCCCACAACGGATCAATGTCGATGAGGATGCGGGTAATCCCAGCGTGACCCACATAGTCCAACTTGATGTTGCCTCGCGGGAGCTGCCCCACAATCTTTGGGTCAGGTACAGCGTACTTGTCTAAAACGAGACGCAGACGGTCAGCATTAGCTTCTTCACTCATTGGTTTCCTTTCACAAACCTCAACACTCGGAACGTGCTAGAGGTCTTGTACTCATCATATAGCTCTGGATGTTCTGACGCAAATCTTTTCTGGTCGAACCCTGAACGTGACTGCTGTTTCCAAGTTACCGCTGTTGCGCCCCCCACAGTTCCGGCTGTTGCCCCGTCCAACAATGTGGCAAGTTCTGCTTTCAGCTCGTCTTCTCGCTCGGTAAGTCCTTTCTTCTCTGCCTGCACCGACATCAACTGCACCAACAACTGTTGATGCTGGTCAAGGTTTACTGCTTTATCGTTCACACGGGCATTACGAGACAGATCCTCATAGGTATGTTCCCATTCAGGAAGAATCAGACCAACAGCAAGATGACGACAGAAATCTGCGACACGTTCAACGTGCTTACCCTTCTCATCTGACGACACATGCTGCACATAGATATGCAAATCGAGAGAAGCATCAAACACACCCCACACAACTTCCTCCACATCAGCACACGTCGCTTGATGGACACCTTGCCAATACCAGTACGCCGGTAAAGGGCCGTAGCCTTCAAGGTCTGCGTCTGCATCAAAATGTTTGCCGTATGTTTTGATTTCAACAACTTTGTCTGGTGATGTTTCGTCACCGATCACGCCGTCAAGTGTCGCGACCATCACCGCACCGTTCGATGACATCGTGTACATCAGTTCGGGTGTGGCGATCTGTTCACCGAGTTCGTCCGCAACCCATTCAAGGATGACTGGCTCCAGGCGGGTGCCTCGTTCCATCGCACGGTTCTGCTCTGTGACCGGCGGTTCAGGCAACAACTTTTCTGCTGCAAGCGCATACTTTGTTTTGAAACGATGCTCGCCATGCACGGCTGCCGCATCTGAAGCTGACACGACCGGCCAGCCAGTTTCGTCACGATGCCTAAGTTTCAGCCATTCGATTGAGCCATGCTCAGGTTTAGCGATAGTGGTTCGTTGCATTGGTTTCCTCCTGTTGTGTACAACACGAACAGTTATATCAGGAGGGTGTCACAAAATCAATTACGCTATGTCTTCGTGATGCCAGTTCACCGGCAGATGAATTACTAAACTGTAAATTGATACAACGTTTTCCATTGGGATGTGTGTCACATCAGAAGTTAGTTCAGGGTTTTCGGGGTCAGGCATTACCGTTCCGCACAAAGTTAGATGCCCTTCTAAACATTTCGGCCAAACCCATCCTGATGACAATGCCAAAGTTTCTTTACCTTTATACGATTCGACATCAACCCAAGTGTCTGGTGCTGAAGAAGTGTCACGCCACTGGACTACAACCAACGCCCAAGTGTTGTCTGAAGGATCATAAATTTCTTCGCTCATTCGTCCTCGCCATCGTACGGTTCACCATGTTTATCACATTCACGGCATCGACGGCCCGAAGACGAAGGCCAAACCTCACCGCAATCACGGCAAGCCAACAACATTACTTTTTGCCTCTGTTACGCGCCCGATTAGTTGACGGGTTTTCTCTCACAATCCGTCCACTTTTTGTGTGCGAACCATCCGGCCCACCTTTACCGGCAATACCCTGCTCACGTCGCCATTGAGACAACTCGGAACGTTTTTTGCGTTGCTCAGGGCGGGCATTAACTTTCTTATCGGTCGCAGCTTTCTTACGGCGAGCCTCAGGGTTCTCCCTGTAATACTTCGCTGACTTCTTCGGATTCTTTACCTTTGGTGGTGCCATCTACACAGTGTACAACTTGCCACGGAACCATGCCTGCCCATCATGGATAGCGACCTGCTCATAAAAGAAATTGCCGTCACCAGGTTGGAACGTCACAACACCGTAACCCTGCTGCCAATCCTCAACAACAGTTAACGGTCGCCCGTCAAGATCAAGCCCGCCGCGCGTCGAAGGGACCGCTCCGTCCGTGCGGGCAAGGGTTCCAGGCGATGCCGCAAGTATCGTTTTGGCACCATCCCAATCTTGCCTCGTTTTTTCTGCCCATTCTCTGCGGTGGATATGCCCGTAGAGAACCGAGGACTTTGAGTCACCGTTGAAGTAGGCGTGTGCCGTCGAACCGTTAGATCGAACTTTGTTCCCGTGAATAACTTTGATGCGCTGGTTGATCCAATAAGAGGATGCCGGATAACCAGCCAGATAACTAATGTCAGCGTCGTCAAACCTGCATAAAAAAGGAACGCTAAGAACAGGAAGACCCTCCCTATCGTTACCTCGTTTAAGACCGAACGCTGCTTTGAGGTTGTCAAGAGCCGCATTGGTGATCCTTTCTTCGTGGTTTCCTGCAATCCAAATTATTTTTGCGTCAGGCGCACAGGCTCGTAGTTCGGCAGCGAACGTTGTGGCACGATCAATAGATGCTTGCGTGGTGAGAGCGAACGCTGGTGACAGCCGGTACTTGCCGAACTCGGGTGCGTCAAGCATGTCACCGACACACACCACCACCTCAGGGTTCAAATCACGGATAGCTGAGAGACATAGGCTGATTGCGTCCTCATCGTGCGTGGGAACCAGCTCGCCGTCAGCGTCCCTGTAATAGCCGATCTGTGCGTCAGGCACAATGACAGCAGTCTGCCATCCTTCGGGCTTCTGAAGCCCTTTGACGGGCTTTACAGAGCATTTGACAGGCGCAGCCTGCGACACAAAGTCCCACTGTGGACCATCCTCCCAAGATGGTGACAACTGCACACCAACAAGGTCATGGATTTCTGCTTCGCCCTCATCGTTTTTTGTCAACGACTGGTACAACGACACACGGGTAATGCGACCCACCTCGTCAACATCAATCCCGTTACGGTCAAGAAGCGTGGCGATCTTGCCTAACACTTCTTTCTTGGCGGGAGGTGGCCCCTCTTGCAAATCTTTAGACAGAGCCACAAGCACACTCCCCACGGAAATGGGTGCTTAAAGTTTTAGGACTAACCTTAAACCCGTTGTTGGTCAACGTGTTAGCAAGCCAAACCTGAGAAGGCCCATCGCCATACCTTTGACCCGCTGGCCGTTTCGCAATTATCTCAATTACTTCGTTCAACATTTTTAGGTCTTCGCCCTCGAAATGTTTTCTTGCTCTAGTAACGCAACAAAGGTTAGTGCTAGTTGGTGCGTTCCTTAGGTCGTCCGCTAATGCCATTGGTTTCCTCCTGGTTGAGTTGACTCATCAGGTGAACCAAACGAGAAGCTTCATCTGGTCCACGAGGAACCACTCTAGCCAAAAACCAGCGGATGTCAAGGATGGTGTGAGAATCTAGCGACATGGGACTAGAGATTGTACACCAAGTCAGTCGTGATGCGCGTGCCAATCCATGTGAGAATCTAAACGATTATCAATTTTGTCAACCTTGCCATCAATCTGCTGCAACAACTCGCTGTTACGGTTGTGGTCACGGTTGTTTTCACGACGCATACGCTCAATGAGAACAGTGAGAACGCCACCGGGGGCGAGAACCGCCAACACGATTACTGCCCACGTTGGCACAGAAGATCAGCCTTTGAACGCTGACTCGACATCTTCGTCGGTCAACTCGCCATCCGCTTTGTAAGCGGCAGCTAACGTCTGCACCGCACCAAGAGCGGCGATAGCCCCAGCCATCACAGCGGACTTCCAAACAGCCACATCAACAATGGCTCCAGCCAACACGTTAGGTACACCGGCTGCTACGAACGTTGCGACAAGTCGCTTTACTACTACTGCGGTCATGTTTAATCCTCTGGAGGTACGAGTTCTGACAGTACAAAGAATATCACGGAAGCAATAGATATGCCGATTGCGATGTCTCTTGTTTGCCCCGACAACGTGATGATCACCAGCAGCAGACCTCCAGCCATTATGAGAGCTTCTAACAGGGTTCTCAGATGTTTCATTTGAGTCTCCTGCGGGACATCACGGTCGGGACACTTCCTATTATGACAGATGCGGCGGTCACTGTGCGACGAGTAGCGACATCAACGGTTGAACCAGCAGGCACATAGTCATCATATCCGGGGGTGGAATAGATATTTACTTGTTCCTCGAAAACTTGTTTCTCTGCCACGGGTGCGTCATTTGGTGGCGGTGGCGGGTTTGCAACTGTTGTGGGGACAGTCGTGGTGGGCTGTGTGGTGGTGGATGCAACCGTCGTCGTGCTTGATGTAGTCGTAGATGGCGAAGAAGTCGTCGTGGGCGCAACTGTTGTCGTCGTGGTCGTCGAAGTTGTGGTTGCTGCGACTGTTGTGCTTGTCGTACTTGTAGTCGGCGGGATAGTTGAAGTCGTCGAGGTAGGCGCGACCGTTGTTGTCGATGATGATGTTGTCGTCGGTGACAACGTAGTAGTCGGCGGGATCGTGGTGGTGGTGACGGCGGTGGTTGTCGTCGTAGAGGAAGGGACAGTTGTCGGTGCCGGTGCAGGAACCGAGGTGGTGGTTGTCGTGGTAGAAGGCCATGTCGTTGTCGTCGTACTAGATGTAGTGGTCGTCGTGCTTGTCGTTGTAGTGGTGGTACTAGATGTAGTAGTTGTAGACAAGTTTATCTCAGACAACAGCTCGTACGTTCCGTCACCCCACTCAGGGGTATTTCCAAGCCCCAACTGCTCAGGGTAATAGCCTGCCCGCAGACGGTAATCACCAGCGTCCAACGTCACATACAGTTTCGCTGACACACACTGGTCTTGATCGTTGAAGTTGCCGTCGTCGTCGTATGCGATCAGCGTGTCTTTGCCGTCATACAGCCACAGATACGGGTCAACAGTCGCAGACTCACAGGGCTGATTGCTGTTGCCGTAAATCACGACGAGGCTCTGCTCGTCCACCGTGAAAAAGATGTCGGTTTCTTCAGTGATTGTCACCGAGTCCGCAAACGCAGACAACGGAGCAAGCACAGCGACGACAAACAATGAAGCCAGAGCAAGCTGGCTGCAAGTAAGAAGGCCACGGCGCACCGTCAGCCAAACATGCAACCCCAAGTTTTAGGACCAACGATCCCGTCACTTGGACCGCAACATGCGGTGTTGTCAGCCTGCCATGCTTTCACAGACTTTTCTGTTTTGGGACCGAAGTCGCCGTCTGGTGTGGCACCGACCTTTTCCTGTACCAGTTTCACGTCGTCACCCTTTGAGCCTTTACGCAACGACTTACCAGGATACGCAGGAGCAGCCTTCTTCTTCGCAGCTGGTTTACGGGCAGGCTTCTTGTTGCCCAACAGTTGAGCCATCTTCTGCTCGTAATAAGCGGCATCCTGACAATACCTTGTTCCGACCTCTATATGTACCCAATCACCGCCAGGTGAACCAGCGAACGCCTTCTTTGGATAATTTTTCCAAGCGGCACGGTCACATTTCCAGCCCCGACCCCACGGTTTCGGGTAATAGTCAAACACGGCCTGAATGTCCAACACGTCAGCGTTCTCTACGAGGAAGTCCATCATGCGGACAGCATCCTCATATTTGCCGGAACCCTTGTACGGTGCGCCACGCCAAGAAAGGTCACAGGCTCTGCCCGTATTATGAACACTAGGGGTGCTTTTCCCTCTTTTGTTTCTCGGTTTCGCAGACCAGCTTCCGTTATTCCATAAGCCGAATTCGGCTTCGAGTAGGTCTACGAGTTTTTCGAGTCCGGGCATTTTGCGTTTTGCGCCCTTGTCGTATCCGATGTATCTACGTTTCGCCATTAGTGTGCCTTTATTTGGAAGTTGACTGCGAGGTGTGCGTTGGTGACATCGAGTGCGCTGTTAGCGAAACCACCGTTACCTGACGATCCGCTGTGATTTGTCACCCCACCGGAAACGGTGATTGTTGGGTCGGTTGATGTGGCAGAACCAGAAGCGGTGTGGCTGTGTGACGAAACGTTTGCGACAGCCATACCGAAATCAGAAGCAGAATAATAACTAGCGATGTTTGTGTCGGTAGCGATGTAATCAGTGGTGTTGTAATTTTCCGTGTTGTACACAAACAGTGTTGTGTTGGAATTGACTGTCACTGAAATTGTGTGCGAGTGCGCCGCTTGATCCGCTGTAATTGTGTGAGCGTGGCCGTGATTAATCGTGTGCGTGTGCGTAGGAAGATTCGCCTCAGCAATCGTCTTACTATTCGCACCACCAGTCGCACCCAACGTCGTCGTAGACTGACCAAACAACATCTTGTTCGCCATATTCGGCAATACAAGACTAGAACCAGACTGCCAAGACACAGGAACAACAGCCCACAACGCAGGATACGTTGTCTCAGCAGATGCAACTGTTGAACCATCCAACAACAGCCAGCCAGTATCAGCAGACGACTTAATAGTCGCAGCAATCGTACCCGCAGGCAACAACTTGCTCACAACAGCAGAATCCAACTTGGCTTCAGTCACCGCATTAGCAGCCAACTCCGCTGCGTTAACAGCACCATTAGCAATCTTTGCGTTCGTCACCGCATCCGTAGCAAGATTCGCAGTACCAACCTGACCCCACGCCAAACCAGACGACGCAGAAGCATCAGCAATCAACACCGTGTCATCAGAACCAACCGCCAAACGAGCAAACGTAGACGCACCATGCGAAACAATGTCACCCTTTGCTTCCCACATCGAAGCCAACTCGTTCGCCTCATCAGCATCCACAGCAGTAAACACCGGGTACACCGTCGCACCAGAATCATGCGACACCGCAGAAGTACCATCCAAACCACGAACAGCATCAGACGAAATGTTTAACGTCGTATCACCCGTGTTTGTTCGAGAAACCAGCACCTTCTCTTCAGAAGCAGTACCAGGCGACAACACAACATAAAACGGATCAGCACCATACGGCCAATTCGTAGCCGCAGACACCGTGAACGTCGTCGTACCAGAAGCAGCAATCGCTGAACTGGTCGTCGTAGAAACCGAAGCCCCTGTATACGATCTGCGTGTCTTAGCCATAGTTACTCCACAAGCGACCGCAACGTCACCGTCGCAGTCCCATCAAAAATATAGTCGTCGTTAGGTTGATCGACAGGAACCCATTCTACACTCTCAACAATAGTTTTGTAGACTGACGTGCCTGTCTGGTACTGGATAACACGAGGATTATGAATAAGATCCCGCAGCTTGTTCAACTCAAACTCAACATCCACGTTGTATTCCCGGTTGAAACGGTTGATGCGTTGATGCAACAACACCGGCACCTGGAACAACTCGGAACGCGACGGGGAAGGCACAGCTCTAGCCTGCCAACGTACCAACACGGGACCCTCTGACGGTGTAACGCTGTCACGGTTTAATGTCACTTTGAATTTGGCTTGACGGTATTGGGTGTCTGGTCCGGTCAGCGTGGTGAGTGTACCGCCCTGCACGTTTGCTGTACCTAACCGTTGATAGTTGCCGCCGTTATAGGCGTAATCCACGTCAATACTGCCGTTCAACTCCTCATATTCAAGGTCAAAGAACGCCAAAAACTTCGGATCAGGAATACCCCAACGCCAAGTACCAGTCTCACAGTAACCGGAAGCCATCAGGTTCGCTGTGTCTTCAACCACAACACCAACACCCGACACCGTGAACACCCGCTTCGAGTCAAACGTGGCAACACTTTGCACGTCGCCCTGACCTTCATACATCAGGTCGGGAGCTGAGGCAGGGACGTTCACGTCAACATAATGTGACAGGTCGATACGGCCTAAGCCGGTGAAATCTGCGGTGTAGTCGGTGACTCCAACCCAAACGTATTGTTGGTAGCCGTCGGCACACAGGATCGGGTTTGTACCTGCGATGGTTTGTCCGAGGACTAGGTTGGCGTCGGCGTCTGCGGTGGCGTATCGTAATCCTTCGTTGGTGCCGATGAGGACGTAGCCCAGGT